GCTCCCGGACGGCGTGACCTACCTGGGCTACCTGAACGATCCGGGCGTCGACCTGTACGGCTATGACGAGTGGTACCTGGACGATGACGATGACGAGCAGCCGATGATCCCAGCGGGCGGCTTGATCGTCGGTTCCACCTCCACGCGCAATGCCATGCTCTACGGCGCCATCCAGGATCTGGAGGCGGTGGAGAGCGGTCTGGTCGAAGCCGCACGTTTCCCGAAAAGCTGGGTGACCCAAGAGCCGAGCGCCCGCTGGTTGAAGCTGCAGAGCGCCGCGTTGGCCGGCTTGCTGGAACCGGACGCTTTCATCTACGCCAAGGTGGTGTGATATGGCCAAAAAAGACGAATTCCTCGTGATCGACGGTTGCGTGCAGGACGGGCGCACGGTGGTCATGAAAGGCGAGCCATACAACCCGCCGAGCAAGGAGGTGGCAGACGCGCTGCTCGCCGAGGGGCGCATCGCCTCGATCAAGGATCCGCTCGCGCAACAGCTGCTGCGTCAAACTCAGGCCGTCATCGGTGATGCCGACGACAGCTCTGACGACGGTGCGTAACTGTGCGCTTTCGGGAGTTGAGCGATGACATGGACGCCCTGGTGTTGGATGGCCTGGGCGACATTGGATTGGTCGACGGTCGTGAGATCTCCGGCTTCTTTTCGGCGCCCTGGCTGCAGCCGCGCATGGGGCGGATCAACACCGCGCTGCGGGAGCCGCAGTTCGAGATCCGCGTCAGTGATGCCGTGGGGATTGAGTCGGGCCAACTGGTGGTCATCGATCTGCCGGTACAGGACGGAGGCGGCCAGTATGACTTGGTGAAACTGGAGCCGGACGGCACCGGCTGGGTGGCGTTGCTCTTGAGGGCCAAAGCATGAGCGTCGGCAGTCACTTCAAACCCTCGGCCGACGGCGGAATGATCTCCCTGCAGACCTCGACAGCGGATCTGCAAGCGTTCCAGGACTTCGCCAAGCTGGTACCGAAAGCCGCCGCTGCTGCCCAGCGCCGGGCGATCAACAAAACCCTGGGATGGCTGCGTACGCACATTGCCCGTGCGGTGGGTCGGCAGGAACGCATTGCGGTGGCGGCGGTGCGTCAGCGTCTGCGCAGTTACCCGGTCAGCGGTGGTGCCAGCAGTGGTAAGTTGTGGTTCGGTCTCAACGCCATTGAGGCGAGTCGGATCGGTAATCCTCGGCAGGGCCAGTCCGGTGTATCGGTGGCGGGGCGCCGTTATCAGGGCGCCTTTTTCAAGAAGGTCTACGGCAACCGCGCGGACATCTGGATTCGCACGGTCAGCAAGCATTTCAATGCCGACGACTACCCCGGCAGCACCGTCAGTGCACGAGGCGGGGCGAGTTCGGGCTGGATTGCCGAGCACAACAGCCGCTTTCCGCTGGCCAAGGCCAAGGTCTCGTTGGAGCAGGCTCGGCCGCATTTTGAAAGCTGGGTGCGCAAGGCCGATGCGCAGCTGCTGCATGTCCTGCAGCAGGAGCTCAACTTTGAACTGCAGAAGTACCTGAAGGGGAAATGACGTGACGGATGAATCGGACGAACCATTCAGCCTCGAGCAGTTGTACCAGGCCATCGAGCAACACGTCCGGACGCACGTGCCGGGCGTGCAGACGGTCGCTGTGTGGCCGAACATTGAAGACCGCGTTGCGTTGCCGGCGGTGTTCGTCGAGCTGGCCGAAATGGAGTCGGGGATCGATTCGGCAACCGGCGAGACGGCACTGGCTTGCAAGTTCGAAGCGCGGGTGATCACCGATCCGATCCAACCGGATCACCATAAGCAGGCGGTGTTCCTCGCGGGGCAGCTTGCGGTGTTGCTGCGGATGCAGAGCTGGGGCGTGGCGGTGGAACCGTCCGAATTTGTCCAGGCCATGCAGGACTGGACCAAACCCGAACTGGATGGCTACACCGTCTGGGTGGTGGAGTGGACGCAGCAGATTTACCTCGGCGAAGCGCAGTGGCCGTGGCCGGATCAGCCGCCGGGCACCCTGGTCCTGAACATTGAACCGGGTGACGGCGAGGTGCGGCCTGAGGAGGTGCAATGAGTTATGCCAGCGCTCAGCACGATCGCATGCTCGCCGGCGTGGTCAAGGACTGTTACGTGGTGGCGGTGGACTTGGCCGCATCGCCGCCGGTGTGCCGGGTGTCGGACGGGGAATGGGTCAGCGGCTGGGTGCGCTGGCACAGCGTCGCTGCCGGCAAGGCGCGGCACTGGCGGGCACCCAGCCTGAACGAGCAGGGCACCTTGATCAGTGCCAGCGGTGATGTGGCACAAGGCACGTTCATTCCCGGGCTGTATGGCAACGGTGGTCCGCCCCCGGACAATCGCGACCACGTTGAGGTCTGGCGTTTTGACGATGGCGGTTCGCTGGTCTACGACTGGCAGGCCAAGAGCTACAGCATCGGCCTGCCCAGCGGCACGGTCACGATCAAGGTCGGGGCCACCCAGGCCGAGGTGACGGACAGCGCCGTGACGGTGAAGTCCAGCACGATCAACCTGGAGGCGAGCGTGAACATCAAGGGGCCGGTGAACATCGACGGCCCGTTGCACGCGACGCAGGACATCAGCAGCGACGGGGCCATTCTCGACATCGCCGGCAACAGCAACCATCACTCGCATTAACGACAACTTTTAACTCTGCCCGCCTTGTGCGGGCTTTTTCATAGGCGGAGCAACCATGGCCAAATCTCAAGACGACTCGGCGGTGCAGGATCCAGTCATTACCAGCCGCTCAACACCGACGGCGTCGACCACGACCTTTCGCGACACCCTCTACACCTCCCGCACGCTGATCCTGCCGGATGATCGAACACTGGCCGTGGTGAAGGGCACTGTTTCGGTTAACACCTCGGATGACCTGGCGCTGAACTACCTCAAGACCCACACCGAGTTCGAGCAGCTCAAGGAGTAACCCCGAATGATCGGAATGGATCGCCACACCGGGCAGCCCATCTCCGGCATCGAGCATTTACGCCAGTCCGTTGAAGACATCCTCAGCACGCCGCTGCTGAGTCGGCGCGAGCGTCCGGAGTACGGCAGCAAGCTGCGGCGCATGGTCGACCTGCCGATCAACGAAGGTTGGAAAAGCGCCGCACAGGCTGAGGCCGCTCGGGCCTTGGGCTTGTGGGAGCCGCGTCTGAAACTGGAACGGTTGCGTGTGGTGTCCGTGCTGGGCGGGCAAATCAATATGCAGATCAGCGGCGAATACCTCGGTGTGCGCGGCACGTTGGAGGTGTGGGTATGAGTACCCTGGTGGATCTGTCGGAGTTGCCGGCACCGGAGGTGCTGGAGCCGCTGGACTTTGAAGTCGTGTACGCCGAAGCGCTGCAGGTGTTCCGTGGACACATGGGTGACAACTGGACGGCCTCGCTGGAAAGCGACCCGGTCACCAAGCTGCTGGAGGTCGGCAGCTACATCAAGCTGGGTAACCGGGCACGGGTCAACGATGCGGCCAAGGCGCAGTATCTGGCCTATGCCATCAACGGCGATCTGGACCAACTGGCGGCCAACGTCAACCTCAAGCGCCTGGTGATTCAGCCAGCGGATCCGCTGGCCGTGCCGCCGGTCGAGGCGATCCTGGAATCGCACGATGCACTGCGTGAACGGGTGCAGCTGGCCTATGAAGGATTGACCACCGCCGGGCCGCGCAACAGCTACATCCTGCACGCCCGCAATGCATCGGCGCTGGTCGCCGATGCCACGGCGGAAAGCCCGGCACCGGCTTGTGTCGATGTGACCGTGTTGGGCCTGGAGGGTGACGGCGAGGCCAGACCCGAGCTGCTGACCCTGGTCGCCGCCGCCGTAAATGATGACGACGTGCGCCCGGTCGGTGACCGCGTGACGGTGCGGGGCGCCGAGATCCTGCGCTACCGCATCGACGCGGTGCTGCACATGAAAGGTGCTGGTCCGGAAAACGATGCTGCGCTGGTCGAGGCGATCAAGCGTCTGGAGGCGTGGATCAACCCGCGTCGGCGGCTGGGGCTTGAGGTGGCCCGCTCCGGTGTGGATGCGCAGCTGCACGTCGCCGGTGTCGCCCGTGTGGAGCTTGCGGATTGGCAAGATCTGAAGCCGACCAAGGCGCAGGCGGCGTTCTGCACCGGATACAGCGTCGTGCTGGGAGGTTGAAGTGCGCAGTCTTTTACCGCTCAACAGCACGCCATTGGAACGCGCCATCGAGGCGACGTTCGCTGAGCAGACCCTGATCCCGCTACGCACGTTGTACAACCCCGACACCTGTCCGGTTCACTTATTGCCGCACCTGGCCTGGGCCTGGTCGGTCGACCGCTGGGACCCCAACTGGTCGGAGCCGGTCAAGCGGGCTGCGATCAAGGCCTCGTTCTACATCCATGCGCACAAGGGCACCATCGGCGCGCTACGCCGGGTGGTCGAACCGCTGGGTTACCTGATCGAGATCGTCGAGTGGTTCAACACGGTGCCGCAAGGCGTACCGGGTACCTTCGCCCTCAAGGTCGGTGTGCTGGACACCGGGATCACCGAGGGCATGTATCAGGAGCTGGAGCGCCTGATCGACGACGCCAAGCCCGTCTCCCGTCATTTGACGGGGTTGGCGATCAGCCTCGAAACCCAAGGCCATTTGAACATCAGCGTCGCCCTGTACGAAGGCGACGAAATCGACGTTTACCCGCCGGTGCTGCGTGACATTGAGGTCACGGGCCGCTTCGGCGTGGTGGTACGCGAACACTCCATAGACACCCTGGATGTTTACCATGATTGATGCGAATTCCCAGTTTTTTGCCATCCTCACGAACGTGGGGATGGCCAAGCAGGCGAATGCCGATGCGCTCGGTATTGCCTGGAAGATCACCGAAATGGGGGTAGGAGATGCTAACCCGGCGGGAGTAGAAAACCCGGCTAACCCCGTCCCGTCTCCAGCCCAGACCCAGCTACTCAACGAGTGGCGTCGAAAGCCGCTGAACCAACTCAAGATCGATCCGGTCAACCAGGCGGTGCTGATTGCCGAGCAGATTATCCCGGCGGACGAGGGCGGGCACTGGATCCGCGAAATCGGCCTGTACGATGCGGACGGCGATCTGGTGGCGGTGGCCAACTGTGCGCCGAGCTTCAAGCCGATCCTGTCGCAGGGCTCGGGCCGCACGCAAATCGTGCGCATGAACTTCATCGTCACCAGCACTGGCAACATCACGCTCAAGATCGATCCGGCGATTGTGCTGGCCTCGCGGGCCTACGTCGACGCGGCCATTCTGGAAGTGCTGCCGAAGAACAAGACCCCCGGCGAATGGACTCGGGTCAAGACCAACGATCGGGGGATCGTGGTGTCGGGCGACAACCCGGAGACGCTGGCCGGGATGGGCATCAAGGACAGTTACACCAAGGCCGAAATCGAGGCGATGATTGCGCAGGCCTCGGCGTTGCCGGTGGGTACCACGGTGGCGTTTCCTGCTGGGACAGCGGCACCGGGTTTTCTTGAGCTCGACGGCAGTGTGAAGAGCATTGCGGTCTATCCGGATCTGGCGGCTTATCTGGGGACTACGTTTAACAAGGGGGACGAAGGCGCTGGTAACTTCCGATTGCCGGAATCGCGGGGCGAATTCCTGCGTGGGTGGGATCATGGGCGTGGAGTGGATGCTGGGCGTGAAATCGGCACTTATCAGGCGGACATGCTGAAAGCGCACAACCATCGTTTTTTTGATGGGACTGGCGCAACTATGGATCCGGCTGGCGGAGTTGCTTCCGCAGTAGTGAATGGAAATCAGCAAGCTATTTCGACTGGCGCATTTATTTCAAACGTCAACGGTGGCGACTCCATGCAAATGGTTAACGTCGTGAACACTGTTAATACCGGTGGCATTGAGACGCGTGGCCGCAACTTGGCGGTAATGTGGTGCATCAAGGCTTGGAACGCGCCGATTAATCAGGGAAACATTGATATTGCTGCTTTGGAGCAGCGAGTCAGAAACAACGAGTACGGGCGCCTTTTAAGGACCATAGAGTTCACTGTAAATGGGACGTATATTCCGTCATCGGAGATGAAATCGGTACGGGTGCGTATGGTCGGCGCAAGCGGTGGCAGCGGTGGCACCCCAGCCACATCATCAACGCAATACGCACTTTCGGGCGGGACTGGTAGCGGTAGTTATGCCGAGGCACTGCTGACGGCTGCGCAGATAGGTGAGAGTCAAGAAGTACTCATCGGTGCGGCTGGCATTGCTGGAGCGCCCGGTGGCAACGGTGGCAATGGTGGTACCACGTCGCTTGGCAGTCTCGTCTCTGCGCCTGGGTCAAGCGGTGGTGGTGCCGGTCCGGCGTTTGCGTATACCAATAGCTTCATAACAAGCGGTGCTGCCGGTGGAGCCAGGCCAAGTGGTGCAAACCTGATTGCTCGTTGTGGAAGCAACGGTACGGGTCCCATAAATGTGGCGTCGGGCACGCTTTCCGGCGCCGGTGGGGATTCTGAGTTTGGCGCGGGTGGCGCGGTGTCGGGGCTTTCAGGAGCTGGTTATCCAGGGACAGGGCCGGGCGCGGGCTCAAGTGGGATAGCAACCCCTCCCTCTACTGCTGCCAGATCGGGTGTCGCAGGTATGCCCGGAAAAATGCTGCTTGAGGAATACGCATAATGAAAAATTACGCACGTATTGATAACGGAGTCGTGTTCGAGCTACTCGAAACAGCGGGCGATATTACTCGCATGTTCCACCCTGATCTGGTGTGGGTTGCTGTGCCGGATGACGTAAGTGTGGCTGTGGGTTGGACGGCGCTTCAGGAGGGTGATACATGGGTATTCAGTACACCCGCTGCGCCTCTCCGAACTGTCGAACAGCTAAAAGATTTAATCGCGTCTGAGCGCTTTCAACGCGAGGGGTTGGGCATTGTTGTAAATGGAATGGGCATTGATACATCGCGCGACAGCCAGTCGCTGATCGCCGGAACTGCTGTTTCGGCATTGATGGATTCGGCCTATGTGTGCAATTTCAAAACCGTCTCGGGCTTCACAGAGCTGACCGCCTCGGAAATTCTCGAGGTCGCCACGGCTGTGCGTGCGCATGTCCAGGCCTGCTTTGATCGCGAGCTGACATTGCTGCGCGCGATTGAGATGGGGAGCTACAGCGACGACATGTTGACCCAAGGTTGGCCGGATTCGCTGCCGCCGCCCGAGCCTGAGCCGGCCCCCGCAGAACCCCAATAAACGCCCCGCACTGACGGGGCGTTTTCTTTTCCGTTACGCGCAACACGAACAGCCCTCACGGCCTCGCTTATGCGGGGCCTTGTCGTTTCTGGAGATTGAGCCTTATGAGTTTCTTTCACGGCGTCACGACCACCTCGGTCGATACCGGCGCGCGCACCATCTCGTTGCCGTCGTCCTCGATCATTGGACTGTGTGACACTTTCACCCCGGGCATCATCGGTGGCGGCACGGCCAAGGCCGGCGAACTAAAACTGATCACCACCGAACGCGAAGCCATCGCCGCCTTCGGCGCCGGTGCAGCGATCACCAAGGCCTGCCAAGCGATCTACACCAAGGCCAAGGCGGTGATCGTCGCCATCGGCGTACCCAAACTGGAAGACGCCGCACTGCAGACCTCAGCGATCATCGGTGGGGTGTTGGCCTCAGGGCAGCGTACCGGGTTGCAGGCGTTGCTCGACGGCAAAAGCCTGTTCAACGCCCAGCCGCGGCTGCTGATCGCGCCGGGACATTCGGCCACGCAGGCGGTGGCCACGGCGCTCGATGGCCTGGCGCAGAAGCTGCGGGCCATCGGCATCATCGATGGACCTTGCACCACCGACGAGGCCGCTATGGCCTATGCCGATAATTTCGGTAGCCGCAACCTGTTCATGGTCGACCCGGGCGTGCAGTTCTGGGACACCGGCACCAGTGCCACGGTCGATGCGCCGGGCTCGGCCTGGACGGCGGGCTTGTTCGCTTGGACCGACGCGACTTATGGGTTTTGGGCCTCGCCGTCGAACAAGGAGTTTGTTGGCATCACCGGCACCACCCGCGCCGTCGAGTACCTGGACGGCGATGAAACCTGCCGGGCCAACCTGCTCAATAACGCCAAAATCACCACGATCATTCGCGACGACGGCTACCGCCTGTGGGGCAACCGCACGCTGTCCAGCGATCCGAAGTGGGCCTTCGTTACCCGGGTGCGCACGCTGTTCATCCTCATGGATGCGGTGCAGGCCGGCCACAAATGGGCGGTCGACCGCTCGATCACCAAGACCTACGTCAAGGACGTCACCGACGGTCTGGAGGCGTTCATGCGTGACCTGAAGAACCAGGGTGCGGTGATCAACTTCGAGGTGTACGCCGACCATGAGTTGAACACGGCCAGCCAGATCGAGCAGGGCAAGGTGTATTGGCGCATTCGCTTCACCGACGTGCCGCCGGCCGAGAACCCGAATTTCCTCTTTGAAGTCACCAATGAATGGATGACCGAAGTGCTTGAAGCCGCCTAAGGAGGCCCCCTGATGATTCCTGAAGTTCTGTCCAACTGCGCCGGGTTTATCGACGGCGTGAGCTTTTCCGGCGAGATGCCGAGTCTCACCCTGCCCAAGGTGGTGCTGAAAACCGAAACCTACCGGGGCGGCGGCATGGCCGGCGAAATCGAGATTCCGACCGGGGTGGAAAAACTCGAAGCCGGGTTCACCACCAACGGCGTGCGCCGTGAGGCTTTGAAGTGGTTCGGCCTCTCGGATCGGACCGCGTGCAACGCGGTATTCCGCGCTTCCTTCAAGGGCCTCAAGGGCAAGGTTACCCCGGTCATTGTCACCATGCGCGGCGGCCTCAAAGAGGTCGACATGGGCGACTGGAAAGCTGGCGAAAAGGCCGAGAGCAAACACAACATGGCGCTGACTTACTACAAGCTCGAAGTCGATGGTCGATTGATTTACGAGATCGACATGGTCGGCATGGTGCTGGTGGTCGACGGCGTCGATCAACTCGCAGAAGAACGTTCGGCCCTTGGCCTCTAAGGAAAACCGCATGACTCAAGCAACTCAAGAAAAGCCACTGCCCAAGTGGCTGCAACTCACCGAAGACGGCTTTCGCATTACCCTCAGATACCCCACCGAACTCTCCGGTGTGCTGCTCGACACCATGACACTGCGCGCGCCCTGCGTGCGCGACATCCGGGCCGCGCAGGCCACCTGCAACGGGGATGAGGAAAAACGCGAAATGTCGCTGTTTGCCTCACTGACCCAGACCCCGGAGGTGGACCTGATGGCGCTCAAGCTGGTCGACTACATGCGTCTGCAGGCGGGCTATTTTCGTCTGGTCCAGGACGACGGCGTTTGATGCGACCACATTGAAGGCGCTGGCTAAACGGGTGGCCAAAGAGACCGGGTTCTCGGCGGCCGAGATCGTGGACATGCCCTTCAACGAGCTGGTGTGGTGGCTCACGGATTGAGCCCCCTTCGATTTCTCCGACGCAGAAGGCACACGCATGGCGAACAAAATGGCGCTCGGCTTTGTCATTGGTGGCGCCGTCGATTCGACGGTGGGCAAAGCGTTCAAGGACGTCGAAAGCAAGATCAAACACCTGGATGCGGTGGGCAGCAAAGCCCGGGTGTTGCAAAATACCATCGGCGACACGATCCGCCTGCGCGAGGAGTGGCGCAAGGCGCACATGGCCGGTGCCGAAGGCGCGGGCAAGCTGCTGACCAAGCTCGAATCCAACCTCGACCTGCTGAAGAAACAGGGCATCGAGGTTGGCCGGCTCAACAAGGCCTATGCCGCGATGGGCCGGGTGGCAGCCGGGGCTGAATTGAAGGCGCTGGGGCACCGCCAGCTGGAGGAGGGGCGATCCGGCCTCAAGAGCAGTATCGGTCAGGCCGGAGCGCTGACGGCGGGGGTGGCCATTCCGACCAAGGTCAGCGCGGACTTCAGCGCGATCATCCGCGACATCTCGATCAAGGCCGGCATTGCCAACACCACGCAAGAGCAGGACATGTCCCGCACGATCATCACCACGTCGCAGGACACGGGCATGGCGCGCAATCAGGTGGCTGAGGTGGTGAACGCCTTGGTCGGTGCCGGCATGGACCTGAGCAAGGCCCTGGAGTACGCGCCGAAGGCAGCCAAGTTCGTCGTCGGTCAAGGGGCGGACGGCACCGAAACCGCGAAGATGATCAACGCTCTGGGGCAGAACGCCAAAATCACCGACCCGGCGATGATGCAGAAGGCGCTGGAGGCGATCGCCTTTCAGGGCCAGGCGGGCAGTTTCGAATCGGCAGACATGGCCCGCTGGTTCCCTGAGCTGCTGGCCAACATGGGCAATCTGAAGATCTACGGCATGGACGCGGTGACCCAGCTGGGGTCGATGCTGCAGGTGCAGATGAAGACCGCCGGCGGCGCCGATGAGGCGGCCAACAATCTGAAAAACTGGATGGGCAAGATCGGTTCGGGCGACACGGTGGAGGCATACAACAAGGCCGGCATCGACTACCAGGCGTCGATGACCACCGGCCTGCAGAACGGCATGTCGACCCTGGAGTCGAGCTTTGCCCTGGCACAGAAGTACATCGCCGCCACGGACCCGAAGAAGGCCAAGGCGATGGCCGAGGCCACGGCCAAGATCAGTCAGGAGACCGATCCGGAAAAGGCCAAGGGCATGATCATCGCGCTCGAGGAGGCCCTGCGCACCGGTGACCTGTTTGCCGACATGCAGGTCAAGGCGGCCCTGACCGCATACATGCAGAACAAGGACCTGTACAACCAGCTGAAAAAGGATTCGGCGGACGCCACCGGCATTCTCGACAAGAACCTGGCCGAGCGCCGGCAGACGTCCTCGCAAAAATGGGCCGAGATGGCCCAGAGCATGGACGACGGCATGCGCAGCATCGGCGATGCATTGCGGCCGGTCACCGATGCAGTGGCCGACGGCATCACCAGTGTCGCCCGACGCCTCACAACGCTCTCCGACGAAACCCCGCGACTGGTGACCGGCATTGGTACGGCCGTGGCCGGCTTGGTGGCCCTGAAGACGGCCGTCAGTGCCTTCAAGATGGGCAAGGGGCTGATGAACCTCGGGCGCGGCACCCTGATGGGCAACCCGAACATTCCGCAGAAGGTGATCGTCACCAATCTGCCAGCCGGTGCCGGTGGACTGGATGGCGGCCTAGACGGCGATGGCAAATCGGAGAAGTCCGGCAAGCCCGGCGCACGCGGCGGGCGCGGTGCCAAAGTTCTCGGCGGCATGAAAGGCCCAGCCGTACTTGCGGTGGCCGATGCCGGCTACAAGGCGTGGGACACCTACCAAAATGCGGAGACTCAGGACGAAAAAGCCGAGGGCTACGGACAAGCCGCTGGCGGATTGGCCGGTACTCTGGCCGGGGCGGCCGCCGGTGCCGCCATCGGCACGGCGGTACCGATCATTGGCAACATCGTCGGCGGACTGATCGGCGGTTATCTCGGTTACATGGGCGGTGATGCCCTCGGCGGTTCCTTGGGCAAATCGATGTTCGGCACCGACGATTCGCTAAAGACCGTGCCCGCAGCCGGGCCGCTGATGATGACCAGCGCCGGGCAGAACCTGCCGCCGGTGATGGGCAACATCGCCCGCTCGTTTGCGCCGGCGGCTGCCAGTGGCCCACGCAGTCCCGGTGTGCCGGTGTCGCCAAAGCCCTCGGCCGGGCAAAGCCTGTTGCCGGAGCGGGACGCCGACGGCGCTGCACTGGGCGATGTGACGCGATCCCTGTCCGTTCCGACGGCACCCAGCGTGCCGGCGTTGCTGGCCCCGGGACCGGTCGCGACCAAGAGCGAACCGCCGAAGATCGAGCAGCGGGTCGAGATCCAGGCCCCGCTGAGCATCACCGTGCAGGGCGACGTGAAAGATCCGGCGCAACTGGCGCGCGAGCTGCGTCCATTTATTGAACAGCAAATGCGCGATGCCACGCAGCAGCTGCAGAACCGCAAGCTGTACGACGAGCCGCATGTCTAACGAGGAGGACCTATGGCCTACATGGAACAGCTGCAGGCGGGCCTGAAAAATCTGGCGGCGGCGGGGGAGACCGGGCGCCGCAGCCTGGACGGCATGATGGGGCCGGTCAACGGCGCGATCAGTGAAATCAGCGGCGCGGCCTCGGAGCTGGAAGGCTTGCCGATTGTGGGGCCGGCGGTCAGTCAGAAACTGCAACGGGTCATGCGCGGTGTCAACGCCGCGCAGGCCAAAGTGGGGCAGGTGGTGGCCACGTACAACAAGGCCACGCGGGCCGTGTCGCAGATTGATGAGCGCATGGGGCAGCTGAAAGAGCAGGCCGCCCGGGCGTCCACCGCGATCAACAAGATCGCCGGCAAGGTCAGCCCCTCGCTGGCCAACATCGTGCCCACCGGTTCGTTGGCCGGCGATGCCACGCCGTTGCCGGAGGCGGTCACGCCGTTTCCGCACTTGCTGATCATCCAGCCGCAGGATCCGAAGGCGCAGCCTTACTACTTCAACCTGGACACCGCCGCCTTCGACGAACTGCGGCGCTCGACGGAGTTTCGCTGGGCATCCCAGGAACGCTTGAGCCGGCGACCGGCACAGCAAGCGGTGGGCATGGGCGAAGAGAAGATCACCCTCAAGGGCGCGATCTTTCCCGGGTTCAAGGGCGGGCTCAAACAACTGGATACCTTGCGCAGCCTCGGTGCCCAGTTGAAACCCCTGACCCTGACCACCGGATATGGCGACGTGCTGGGCACCTGGTGCCTGAAGAACGTCGAAGAAGAACAGAGCGCGCTGCTGCAGGGCGGGATCCCGCGCAAGCAGGCGTTCACCTTGGAGTTTGTGCGCTATGGCGACGACCTGCAGAACGTCTGACGGGGATCTGCTCGATACCCTGTGTTACCACGCTTACGGCCACATCGGCGGTACCGTCGAGGCGGTGCTGGATGCCAATCAGGGGTTGGCCGATCAGCCGCAACCGTACCGGGCCGGTATTGTAATTGTGTTGCCGGATCTGCCGGCCCCCACCGATGAGGTGGTGATGTTGTGGGGGTAATGCTCACGACCATGCATCGCGCTGATGACATTTTTTTGGTTCTTCACGGATTGCCGGGGAAGTCGTTCTTGATCTTCAAGCAACCACCGGCCCGCGACCCTTGCACCGACATAGAGCCTTACATGTTTGCCAGGGCATGCGTGTCGCAAAAAAGTAGTTGTGAGCGTTTGCAGATTGTGCTTTAAGGGATGACCGCGAGCCGAAGGGTTTGTGGCGTGCTCCTGGAAGGTGCGCTGTTCGAGTGAGGCTGTCTCCAGGTCTTTTCGAAAAAACTAAAAGGATTTTAGATATGACGTCTCTTCAAGACATAAAACCTGAGCAGATCGATGCGCTCAACAAGCAATCACAGGCTGCCTTTGACGCACAAATCAAGCGCCAGCAAGAGGTTGCCAGTGCGAAGCCGGCGCTAAAAGAGGTCCTCGATCAGAAGGTGCACCCGCAATCGTTGTGTGGATGCGGATGCCAACAGACCATTTGCGGTTTCTTCACCTTCGAAGGTTGCGGTTGCGGTTGTTATCCTCAGTCCGAAACCATCCAGATTAGTTCGTCACTCGGCAATATCGAACCACAAGGAGTCGGAGTGAAGTTCGTCGGTCAGGTGACAGGTAGTGGTACCAACATTAACATTTCCCCCGGTGTCTACCTGCAGGGCATCGTGCCTGATGCTGAGAACCTCATCGGTATCCCGTTGACGCTGCAATTGTCGATTAATTCAGGTTCGCTCATCCTGTACCTTTTTGAAGGGCCGCGTCTGCTGACTGCGCTGGTTCCGCAATATGGCGCGAACATTAGCGGGGAGTTCTCCGGCAGTGGGACCGGCATATTCAACCTGGGGTTGTAGTCGACCAGGAGTAATCAGCTCGATGCCGGGCAAGAAAGCCCTAGCCTCAACTGCTAGGGCTTTTCACGGATTGCCGGGAAAGTCGTTCTTGATCTTCAAGCACACACCGGGCCGTTAGCCTTGTACCGACATAGGGCCTGACATTTCCAAGGCATGAGTGCCACCATCAAAGTAGTTGCAAGCGTTTGCAGATTGTGTTTTAAGAGATAGCCGCGAGCCGAAGGGTTCGTGGTGTGCTCCTGGAAGGTGCGCTGTTCGAGTGAGGCTGTCTCCAGGTCTTTTCGAAAAAACAAAAAGGATTTTAGACATGACATCTTTTCAAGATATAAAACCTGAGCAAGTCGATGCGCTCAAAAAGCAATCGCAAGCTGCCTTTGACGCACAAATCAAGCGCCAGCAAGAGGTTGCTAGTGCGAAGCCGGCGCTAAAAGAGGTCCTCGATCAGAAGGTGCACCCGCAATCGTTGTGTGGATGCGGATGCCAGCAGAACATTTGCGGCTACTTCTCGTTCGAAGGTTGCGGTTGCGGTTGCTATAATCAGACCGAAACCATCCAGATTAGTGCATCACCCGCCGATATCGGACCAAATGCTCCTCAGCAAGGAACCCGAGTGCGGTTCGTCGGCCAGGCGACAGGTACGGGTACCAATATCAATATTTCCAGTCTCTATCTACAGGGCACCGTCCCTGATGCTGAGAACCTTATCGGCGTCCCGTTGACGCTGCAATTGTCGATTAGTCCAGGTTCGCTCACTCTGTACCTTTTTGAAGGGCCGCGCCTGCTGGCCGCACTGGTCCATCCAGCGCAGTATGCCGGGAACATTAGTGGGCAGTTCTCCGGCAGTGGGACCGGCTATTTCCAGCCGGCGTGATGTAGTCGACCAGAAGTAAACAGC